TTCATTGTAAACCATCCATTTTTTTGAGACGTTTCAGGATTTAAACCGTATCTTTCTCCCCAAAATCCTTCAAATCCAAAGCCATACCAAGTTCCGGGATATAGGCCTGTATTTATATCAGATAAATTTAAATTACCATTAATTATTCTATCATTAGCTTTAGCCCATCTTTCTTCTGTTAAAGAGGTTGCATTTAAATCTTCGCTAAAATTATCTTGGATAGGTAGACCTTGCCAATCTTGTGGCAATAAGCTATCAGGATTAGATGTTAACGTTGTAGGGTATATAATATGTTTTACTCCTAATTGATCTACCCAAGACATTTTAACGTAATTAACGTAATCTTGAGGCATGGGAATAGACAAATTGGGAGGAATAGTAGCTTCTTGAGATTTTATGCTTGGTAAAGTGTCATAACTAAATTCTTGCAAAGCGCGTTTAACATGAAATATAACATCGTTACGTTTTACGTTTTGTATAATTTTGCCGTTACCTACATATCCTACTAAAAAATTTGTTACTAGCTCAGAAACTTTAATATATGCGTAGCTTCCGTAATTTTCTTCTACAATATTACCATATGCATCTTCATTGCCGTAATTACCTCCTGTCAATGTTTTTAGTTGAACTACTATAACTGTATTTTGAGCCGGCACTGCAGGAATAGTAATAATATTATTTTCTACAGAATAGGGCTGTATATATTCAGTATAAGAGCCAGCAATACCAGTAGGACTCGTGTAAAGCTTAAAATTATTTTCTGCATAGCTCGCGATAGTAGGATTATTATTTTTAAACACCAAATCAGTGTTAAATGTAGTAGCAAATGTATTATTAGTTCCGTCTGCTAAAAATGTTTGCGATCCAGCGTAATATTGCGCGTTAGTTTCTTGTACTAAGCCTCCATTCGGTTTTGCCATAACTTATTAACTTTTTTCATTTATTTCGTCCATTTGCACTTGTTGCGCCGCGGCTTGAACTATTTGAGGGTCTCTAATTATAATACCAGCATATTGAAGTATTCTTAATATCACTTCTGTTTGTTCACTTTCATGAAGTTCAAAATTAATAGACCCCGTAGGTTGTGTAGTAGCATTGTATTCTTGTTCATTATATAAATATTCCCCTAATGTTCCTACATTAAATCCCCAAATTACATCAGATGGCTTTTTAACATACTCGACCTGTACATTGTTTATAATGCTATCTGGCTTTATAAATAAATAATTATTCTCATATAAATATGTGGGGAAAGTTTCGGTTGCTTTTGTTAATTTAGATTTTTCAGAAGTATAAAAATCATTTCTTTGAAGTCTTTGTATAAGTACTTCATTTTTATAGGTTACTTCACCTATTCTATAAAGATTCACACTTCTTCCATAAGAATCAGTGGTAGGCAAAGTAAAATAATTAGTAGGTGTAGGTGATGTATTATTATATGAGGCGTTACCAAACGTTTTAAATATAGCTACTTTTTCATCTATATTTTCTAATCTATCAGCGTAGTTTAAATCGCTTTGAGGAACTCTAGCTTGTTGGTTTAAATCTTCAAAATATCTTTCGAATATTTCAAGTTGAACTTGTGTTCCTACTTTGTTAAATTCATCAGGAGTCATATACCCCCTTTGTTCTTTATTTAAAATAGACAACACTGTTTGATATACAGTATTTACGTTTATTGCCATTTTTATTTTTTGTTATATAATAGTAAGGCCGCCAAAAGACGGCCCTACACATTATAAATATTACACGTTATGAAAGTTTTTTCTCTATAGATTTATATATTTCTATACCTTCATCAGTTTTAAAGAATGCTGCCATAGCTGAATATGGATTTTCATCAAATGGGACATTCATTATTTTTCTACCTGTTTTGTTCCAAGAAAATGTTCTTTGGTCTTGTGACAATTCAAGTAAGCCTACTTCTGTAGCATTAATTGCAACATTCCTAAGCTGTACATTATCATCATTAGCTAATTCTAAGAACAACTGAGCATTTTCTTTTGCGAATATTAAAAGATCTCTTTTAATTTCTTTAGAGCTCATTGCGGAAACTTTAGATCCAACTTCTACTCTTAAAATAGCTTCTGCCTGATCTATGTCCATGTCACGAGCTATATTTAAAGCTTCAATAACATATTCAATAGTTTCTAAATCATCCACCGCTTCTTCAACTGGATTAAACTCGGTATATTTAAAGTCTTTCATAGGATGATAAAGAGAAAGTAATTTTTGCAAATTTTGCTTTTCTTTAGTTACCGTCAAGGTACCATTTTTAAATATAATATGACCTAATGTAGCTTCGCCTGATTGTTCATCAACTAAAGGCGAATTTTGATTAGTAGCATATCTTAACTCTCTTTGTTCATTTTTTTCTTTATCAAACCACAATAGTGGATAACGGGTAGTGTGACGAGAAGCAATAGTATAAGTTAAAGGAGTTTTTAATCCTTTAAGCAAATATGTTCTGTCTTTAATCTCCCACGTTGGTTTTGATGGGGTTGAAACTCTTGCTGCAGGTTTTGCAACTTCTTTTGGTTCCAGTACTTGAGGTGCAACCTCAATATCTTTTACTGCTTTTGTAGCTTTTTTTGCCATGATATAATAAAATTAAATAGTTAAAAGGTAAAAACTACCCCCGCAATAAAGCGGAGGTAATTAATACCGGGTAAATTATGATGCAGTAAACAATACAAAATTGTTAGCACCTTGTACACATAAACATCTTTCAGACAAGAAGTGAACATCCATCGAGTCAATGTCAGAAGTATAAGCACCTCCGGCAGATCCTGTAATCCAAGATTTCATTCTTCTATCTTCAGTTTGTGAAGCTCTGTAACGAACGTGCAAGAAAGGTCTACGAATGTTAGACCCTAAAATTTGATCGTATACAGTTGATGTTCCAGCAGGAATAAGAACTCCATCAATTGCTGAAACAGCCATTCCACCTCGAGTAGAAGCGTCATTAAGATATTTCCAGTCAGTTTTATAAAAGTCATAAGAACCTCTTCTAAATCCTGAAAAACCAAGATTCAAAGCCATTTCTTCAGAATTTTCAAATAAACCGAAAGCAGTTCCGCCGGCTATTCCAGCAGATAAGCTAGCAAGCATATCGTCAAAGTCCAAAGAAGTTTTCCTATTCAAGAAAAGCATGTTTTCCTCAATAGCCCCTTGAGTATCAAGATTTTTAAGAATACTGTCAAATTCGCCAAGACCAGCAGCAGCACTAAAGTTATTTAGCACATTACCTCTAGACTCAATAGCAGCAAAAAGACCTTCAGTTCCATTGATTTTATCAGCTAATCCAGCAACTCCAGAACCTGCAGCTGTTTTTTCGCCTTCAACCATAGCCATTTCAAGATAATCTTCAAATCGCAATCTAGTTTCAGATTCAGCTTTTAGATACCATAGATAACCTGATGTTCCATCTTCAGTAGCAACTTCAACCCAACCAATTTGAGCCATATCTGATCCATTAACCACATATTTTTCTTTAATGATAATTGGGGCATTGCTAAATTGAGTGAAAGAAGGTGTTACGCTTCTAATATCAGCATCACCAGTTCCTTTTCTGTACTCAGAGCCATATACAAATATTTTAAGAGTAGCAATTGCGCCAGCTCCAAAAGTTGCATTTAAATCAGCTCCTGTATATGTAGCAACAGTAATTGTAGCAAGTACAGCAGAAGTGTCAACACTATTAGTAACCAAAGCTTTTACTTCAGTACCTGTTGCAGGGTCCATAACTACGATAGTTTGATTTTTAGAAATCACATTATCTACAAAGTTAGGGCCAGGAGTTGCATTAAGTACAAAAGTTAGAGTAGTCGCAGTTGCTTTAGTTACGTCGTTATATGCAATGTGCAATCTATTTTGTTCTGACCAAATTACTTGATCTGAAGTCATAGGCATTTCTGCTCCTACCATACGTAAGAATCCAGAAAGAGTTCGGTTTCCATATCGCTCTACTTCTTGTTCGTAGATTTCAGGAAGATATTGTGCAGCGAAATCTGAAAAGTCATCGCCGGCTTTATCTGTAAATTGCAGATAATTCGTAGACAGAACTTGTTGTTTCTGACTAGGTTTAATTGACCCAAACGAGGGTACTACATTTGCCATTTTTTAAATTTTAGTTGTTAAATTTTTTTGTTCTAATTTTAAGTTTTGAAGAATCTAAACCGCTAATAGCTTTTACCTTTAAACCATTAACAAATACATCGCCAGGAGCAGTTTGTCTTGGTTCAGTAGTAATGTTTTTGGTTTTAGCAACTTGTTCTTTAATGGCGTCGGCACGGCCTTGCTCGTAGAAATGTGTTGCCATAGTATCGGCATTTCGCGCAGCGTAAATTGCTTTATGATAACCAGCAGGATCTTTCATCTGACCGTTTTTGTCTAGGAACGTCCCGACAAAGTCTGTAAGATCTTTTTGGTTTTCTGCTATTGAATTAGGGTCTTTAATACCATATCTTACTTTTTTATCTCCTAATTTAAAATCAAAACCTTTGAAATCATCAGAAAAATAATTTTTAGTGGTATTTATAAACCCTTCTCGAACAGCCTCATTACGCTTTTGCTCTTCAGTATATCGGTTGAAAAAATCCATTGCTTTTTGTTGCTCTTGAGTAACACCGGGGCGTAATTTAATTTCCTCGTAATATTTACTTTTTGTTTGCTCTAAAAAGTTTTTGGCTTTTGCAACTTCTTCTTTATACGCAATTTTTTTCTTGCGTATATCTTTTTCCTCATCAATTTCTTCATCCCATGTAAAATCTTCTAATAAAAGATTAACATCCTCGGCGTCTAAGTGAGGTTTGTTTTGTTTATAGTATTCTCTTAATAGTGTATCACTATCTACATTTGAGTAATCAGCATTTAATCTAGCATAATCTTGTACATTACCCCCGGTTTCTTCCATAAACTTTATAAGTTTATCTACTCCCTCGGGTAATTCTTGTGCTTTTGCTTCCTGTAGTACTTCTTTTTGTTTCGATGCGGTAATGGCAGCTTCATCGCTTCCAACCACTCCTGCCTCTTCAGAATTATCTTCTTCATCTTCAATAATTTGTATTGGAGACTCTTCTGTTACTTTTTCTTTAGTTTCTTCGGCAGAGGGTTGTTCTTCGGTGTTTCCTTTTCCCATCTCTTTGCCATCTCTGGATGATTCATGTACATCCACTTCCTTTGTGCTTGGCTCTTGAACGGCATTTTTTGTTTTTTCTTTTTTTGGTTCTACAGCTGGTTTTGAAAGATCTACTTTAATAACATCTTCGCTTCCCGTTAATTTTTTTGGAGTTCTTTTTTTAATTTTAAACTCTCCTTCTTGTTTTACTTCTGTTGACATAATATAATAATATAAAATTAGTTAATAAACTTTATCTTGGCTCAAATTGTTCTAAGCCAAATCCACTTAAATTATCATTACCGGCAGATTCAAAATCTTTAGGTAATAAATCATTTTTTCTTTGATCAATTAATTCTGACTGCTGTGTTCCTTGTATTCGTACACGTTTATCTTTTCTATCTTCTATTTCTTGTTCTTTTCTAGTAGTTGCAGATGCCTGTATTTCAGCAAGTTGCATATTGTAATTAAATTCTTCAGCCATTAATTGTTTCTTAATTAATGCTTCTTGTTCCATTCTTGCTATTTCAAAATCTGATTTAGCTTTTTCAATTTGTACTTTTGTTTCCGCTAAAGCTTGCTGCTTTTGTACTTCAGCCAATGCCGCAGCTTCTGAGGCCTGGGCATTTGCTTGTGCTTGAGCTTGTATATTAGCTTGATTAGCCTGTTGATCTCTGGCTGCTTTTTCTTTTCTTTTTAATTTTAATAATTGATTAGCTAATTTTAAATTTGATATTTGACGCACATCAATAGCATCATCTAAATCAATTCCGCCTGATTGTAACGCAACCTGAATATTTTGCTCAAGCTTAGCTTTTTCTTCTTCATCAGGTTCTAATTCTAAAAATATACCAAAATCGTGCATTGCTACTTTTTCCATTTCCTCAAGAGTATTGACATTAAAAGTATTTATGCTATTAAGTAATGCATCTTTTGTTAATGGGAATTGTAAAGCATCATTAGCTCTTAAACTTATATTCTCGGCTGTTTTAATTGTAATATACATTAAAGCTTTTAATACATGTCGTGTAGCTACATTTGAGTTTGCGGCGGCCATTTTTTGTAAACCAACTAATGCATTTTTATCCGGTGTACTTCCGTCAACTGCCTCATTCAATCCGGTAACGTCTCTTATCATTTGTAAATAATATTGATAAGTAGATATTAATGACTGTATTTTTGCCATCCCGCTTGAAGACTGTAATTCTTGAATAGGTACTTTACCTCTATTTAAATCACCATCTTGAGTTAATGATCTACCAACTATAGAACCAGTTTGGAAATACATGTTTAATGCTTCAGCTGGATTATAATTAGTACCATTACC